TCAGAACATAACACAGGTTTTACAGGTAATGATGGATTATCTAGGAAGTTTATTCCCGCAAAACTAGCTGATAATCCTTATCTTGCGGAAGATGGTATCTATGAGCAAATGCTTAAGTCTTTACCACCTATTCAACGTAGACAGTTGTTAGAAGGTAATTGGGATGTTGCAGAAGGAGCTGCTTTTGTAGAATTTGATACGCAAGTCCATGTAATTCCTCCGTTTGAGCTACCTATTGGGTGGGAAAGAGTTAAAGGAATTGACTACGGATATGCCGCTGAAAGCTGTTGTTTATGGGGAATTGTAGATATTAATGACGGAACTTTAATAATTTATCGAGAATTATACAGAAAAGGCTTGACAGGTGAGGAATTAGGCAGTATAATAACTAATATGGAACTTGAAGATCCTTTTGCAGTTTCAGGTGTCTTAGACGGTGCTGCATGGGCTAAGACAGGATCTACAGGACCGACTGTCGGTGAAGCTCTTTTGAAAGAAGGACACAAGTTAAGAAGAGCAGATAAGAACAGAGTACAAGGTAAAATTCAAATACATGAATTTTTAAAAATTAAAGAGAACGGTAGACCTAAGTTACAAATATTTAATACGTGTCCTAACTTGATAAGAGAATTACAAAGTATACCGTTGTCTAAAACAAATCCAGAGGATGTAGATACTCACGCTTCGGATCACGCATATGACGCATTACGTTATATGATTATGAGCAGACCTAGAATAGCAAGCCCATATGATCGGATACGAGAGTTAAAACAAGAAATATACGCACCTTCTGATACAACCTTTGGGTATTAAACATGGCAGAAAACGAAAATACATTTTTAAACGCTAACAACATTTATGAAGATGTGGAAGGTGAGTCTGGAAAAATTCTAGATTTAGAACTTGCAGAACAATCAAATCTTGTTGGTATTATTAAAGATAGATTTCAACAAGCTGAAGATGCTCGTCAATCAGATGAAAGACGGTGGTTACGTGCATATGAAAACTACAGAGGTTTATATCAGAAGTCTGTTAAGTTTAGAGAGTCTGAAAAATCTAGAGTCTTTGTAAAAGTTACTAAAACAAAAGTACTAGCAGCCTTTGGGCAGTTAGTGGATGTTATGTTTGGTACTGGTAAGTTTCCGATTGGTATTAGTGAAACTAAAGTTCCAGAAGGCGAATACGCTTCTGCACATTTAGATACACAAAACCCAATGCAAGGAATTGAAATGTCTCTTCCAGACGAAGAAATGCCTGATAACATAGGCAATCGAATGGAAGACGAGCCTCAAGAAAATCCATACGATATAGGTTTTGAAGGCGATGGTCGTGCTTTAAAAGCAGGAGCTACTTTTGGTAAAGGTGTCTTTGAAGATAGTTTAGAAGATCAAGCTGAAAATAAAGGTTTATTAAAAGAAGGATACAGCGCAAATCCACAAGCTTTAGAAGTAAACCCTGCACAAGAAGCTGCACGTAGATTAGAAAAACTTGTGCATGATCAAATAGAAGAATCAAACGGTTCGTCAGAAATACGAAATGCTTTACTTGAATCTGCGTTGTTAGGTACAGGTATTGTTAAAGGACCATTTAATTTTAACAAGAAACTAAGTAGGTGGACTACTAACGAAGAAGGTGAACGAGAGTATAATCCTTTAGAAGTTAGAGTACCACGTATAGAGTTTGTAAGTTGTTGGGATTTTTATCCTGATCCATCTGCAACTGACATGGATGAATGTGAATATGTTATTCATCGTCACAAGATGAATCGTAGTCAACTTAGACAACTGCGTAACATGCCTTACTTTGACAAAGATGCCATTCGTAAATGTTTACAGATGGGTCCGAACTACGAAGAAAAAGGTTTTGAAAGTCAGTTAAAAGATAACGCTAGAACAGAAGAAGAATATAATTCTAGTTATGAAGTACTTGAGTATTGGGGTATCATGGATGCTGAATACGCAAGAGAAGTAGGTATAGACTTACCCGACACAATAGATGATTTAGACGAAGTACAAGTTAATGCATGGGTAACAGGTGGTAAACTATTACGTGCTGTTATTAATCCGTTTACACCGTATCGTATTCCTTATCATGCTTTTCCTTACGAAAGAAACCCATACAACTTCTTTGGTATAGGCATTGCTGAAAACATGGATGATAGTCAACAGATAATGAACGGACATGCTAGAATGGCTATAGATAACTTAGCTCTTTCTGGTTCGATTGTATTTGACATAGACGAGTCTGCTTTAGTAGGTGGACAATCAATGGAAATATATCCCGGAAAAGTTTTCCGTAGACAAGCAGGAATGGCAGGACAATCAATCTACGGTTTAAAGTTTCCTAATACAGCTAACGAAAACATGATGATGTTTGACAAGTTTAGACAGCTTGCAGACGAACAAACTGGACTACCTAGTTACAGTCACGGACAAACAGGTGTTCAAAGTATGACAAGAACAGCATCAGGTATGTCAATGTTGTTAGGCGCAGCTAGTTTAAATATTAAAACAGTTGTTAAAAATCTAGATGATTTCTTATTGAAACCGTTAGGTGAAGCATATTTCCAATGGAACATGCAGTTTTTTGAAGGTGATTTAGATGTTAAAGGTGATTTAGAAGTTAAAGCTACAGGTACAAATAGCTTGATGCAAAAAGAAGTAAGAAGTCAAAGACTGACTATGTTCTTACAAACTGCACAAAGTCCTGCTATTGCACCGTTTGTTAAGATTTCTAAACTTGTAAGTGAACTAGCCTATAGCTTAGATTTAGATCCAGATGAAATACTGAACGATCCTGAAGAAGCAGCTATCATGGCACAAATAATAGGTATGCAAAATGCTGGACAAGAAACAAGCACAGAGACTGAACCCACTGGTCAACAGCCCACAATGGCTGCCGCTGGAGGATTACCTCAATCACCACAAGAACTTGGAGTTACAGGTACTGGCGGTGGCAACATCGGAACTGGAAATGTTCCGCAGTCAGGGGAGGATCAATTCTCTGGAACGGTTGCTTCAGCTCCCCCAATCGGTTAAACAAGTAATTAAAGAAAGCAAATAAAAGGAAACTAAAATGGCAGTACCTATTATAAGAGCAAGCTTAGCAGCATTACAATTTGCTACAAAAGTTATAAAGCCTAGAACACTAGGACAAAAACAAGTTAAAAAAGCTGTTGAAGCACAAGGTAATTATGCTAAAGGACAAGCAAAAGCAGGAACTACAACTGCTGCTGTTATAGGTGTTGGTGATTATATATTTGATGATGTTTCTAAAAACGAAATACCAGAAATAAAAAAACAAGCAAAAGAAGATAATATAGAAATAAAAGTTTATGATGAACGTATAGATCCTAAAGATTATCCTACATATAAAAAAGATAGTGCTTCTGCTAAATCTTTTAGAGAACGTCAAAAAGAAGCTAAAAAAGTAGGAGCAATGTTTTTTAGTTGGGAAGGAAGAATTTATAACACAAAAGAAAAAAGAACTGAAAAATATTCAGGCGGTCTTTTAAGTGATGATAAAGATAGAATAGGTTATCAAGAAGGTAATGAAGTAAAAAGACAAACAATTAATTATGAACGTAATAAAGAAACTGATGTCTTTGAAACTAAAGCAGCAGCTATAGAAAATAAAAGACTTAATGCAGAATTACAAAATATAATAGACGAAGAAAATAAATTAGCTGACAACGCTAATATGTATGATCAAGATCTTTTAACAAAAACACAACTTAAACTTGCAATGAGAAAAGAAGAAATAAAACGTGCCTTATCTAAAGTTGCAGGAACTATAGATCCTAATAGAGAAACAAAATATAGTGGTGGTATGTTAAGCGATGATGAAGATCGTATGTCTTATAAAGAAGGTGGTAAAGGTATTGAAGCATTAAGAAAAGAAGCTCCAGAAGTTGTAGCTAGAATGGGTTATGAAAAAGGAGGAAACATGGATGCTCAAATGACAGACATGATGCCTGCAGAAAGTATGCCAATGCCTACAGAAGAAATGGATATGATTCCAGATGAACAAATGGAACAAGACCATTTAGATTTTATAATTAACGAATCATTAGATCAAGAAGAAGAATCTTATCTAATGCAAGCATTACAAGCTGATGATAGATTAAGCATGATCTTTGACAAGGTGATGGATACAGCTTCAGAATTTTCAGGGGATGGACCTGTTGAAGGTTTAGGCTCTGAAGTCTCCGATTCGATACCCGCAAGGTTATCGGATGGTGAGTTTGTTATTACAGCAAAAGCTACAGATGAAATAGGTTCTGATAATTTACAGAACATGATGGACTCTGCAGAAGAAGTTAGTGATAACAGAAAGCAAGTAGCAATGGGTGGATCAATTCAAGACGAATCTAAAGTAGACCAATTTGGTAAATCTATAGATGAAGACTTGGTAGACGAAGAAATACGTAGAAGTATGTTGTCTGTTAATCCACGTTTGCAATAACGATAGAGCTACCTTAGAAGTTTAAGCCCTCTATCACAATAATAACCGAAAGGCTACCTTGACAAAAACAAACCCTGCACTGTCGACATTTGCAGCTACTTTGTTTAGAAAGCCCCTAGTAGGAGTAAGAAGATGGCAACACAAGCGAAAGAAGAACCAAAAGCTAATCCTTATAATAAAAATAAAGACTGGCATACTAGTGATGAAAAAGAATTTGTATCTGCTGATAGTGCGTTTTTTAATAAACCAAAGGAAGATAAAGTAGAAGCTACAGAAAATAACAGCGAAGAAACTCCTGTTAAAGAAGCAGCATCTAAAAATCAACCTTATAAAAAACCTGACTATAAAAAAAGATACGATGATTTAAAATCTCATTATGATAAAAAACTTAACGAGTTTAAAAGTAGAGAAAAGACACTTATAGAAGAAGCTGCTAATACTAGCAAACAAAACTATAAAGCTCCAAAAACTGCTGAAGAACTTGAAGAGTTTAAAAAACAATATCCAGATGTGTATGATGTTGTAGAAACTGTATCACAAATGAAAAGCGGTGAAAGTATAAAATCTTTAGAAGATAAAATTTCATCACTTGAAAAACGTGAAATAGAAATATTACAACGTGAAGCTGAGAGTAGACTCTTATCTAAACATCCTGACTTTGACGATATTCGCAACAGTGAAGATTTTCATAGTTGGGCTAAAGAACAACCTGAGTCAATTCAAGATTGGATATATAATAATGCAGATGATGCTGATCTAGCAAGCCGAGCTTTAGATTTATTTAAAAAAGATTTAAACATTGACACTTCTTCTAAAGCTAAAAAACCATCTTCAGCTAAGTCCAAAAAATCTGCTGCTGATATGGTTTCAACTAAAACAACTTCAGTTGATCCAAAGCAGGAAAAAATTTGGACTGAAAGGGAAATAGCTAATATGTCTATTGATGAGTTTGATCGTTTTGAAGAAGAAATTGGTCGAGCAATTCACGAAGGCAGAGTAGTTAAATAAAAACAATAACTTTTAATTTGATAAAATAATGGAGAAGTAAAATGGCTTATAACCAATCAGATCAGTTCTTTGAACCAAGTACTGATACTAACGCTAACTTTGCGAACTCCGTCAGCGGTCAAACTAATTCGTTTTTCCTTCCCGCAGTCTACTCTAAAAAGGTTCTCAACTTCTTTAGAAAGGCTTCGGTTGTAGAAGCGATCACCAACACAGATTATGCTGGTGAGATTGCCGCTTTCGGAGATTCCGTAAAGATTATAAAAGAACCTGAAATCACTGTGTACCAATACGAACGTGGTGCAGATGTTACAGCTACTAAATTAACTGATCAAGAGTTGACTCTTGTAGTTGATACAGCTAACGCATTTAAATTCATCGTTGATGATATTGAAACTTCAATGTCTCACGTGAACTTTAAAGAAGTTGCTAGTTCATCTGCAGCATATGCTCTTCGTGATGCTTATGATGAAGGTATCATCGCTACTATGTTCGCAGGTGTATCTGCAGCAAGTCCTAACCATATACTTGGTTCTGACAACGCTACTGATTTAGCTGCAGGCACATTTGATGGAACTGGTAATCTTGACATCGGTTTTGCTTCAAGTGAACACGATCCTATTGACGTATTGTCACATATGGCTCGTTTGCTTGACGAACAGAACATTCCAGAAGAAGGTCGATGGTTCTTAGCATCACCTGATTTCTACGAAGTTCTTGCGAGTTCATCGTCAAAACTTTTGTCTGTTGATTATAACGCAGGTCAAGGTTCTATTAGAAATGGTCTAGTCTCAAGTGGGAAACTACGTGGATTCGATATGTACAAGTCAAACAACATTGCAAGCACAACTAATGCTGCTGGTAAATGTATTGCTGGTCACATGTCTTCTACAGCTACTGCTCAGACGATTACAAGTACTGAAGTATTGCGTGATCCTGATAGCTTTGGTGACATAGTACGAGGACTCCATGTTTATGGTGGAAAAGTACTACGTGGCGAAGCATTAGTTTCTGCTTTCTATGGTATTGACTAAATAGATTTGGGAGGTGTAAAAACCTCCCTTTCTTTTTTTAGAGTATAAATTTTATTAACACTAACTTATCTTTTAAAGATAAAGGAGACACAAAATGTCAAACCCAGTATTTAAAGTAAGAGAT